ATTTATTGTGGTGCATATACATGAATGACTTCCTGGGATGTATTGTCAGGCCAAATGAACGCATAGCGGTCAATATAGCGAATGCAGAGATGTAGTCCTTAGTCGTCAAGGCAACATCGTCGCCCTGGGCATTGACCTGTAACGTAGTAACGTTGATTCCATATTCTTCACAAAGCCACATAGCGCACATCACTTCTGCAAGGTTCACGAGCGTGTCAAAGAGAGCTGTCCACTGCCACCCTGAAAGTATGCCTGATTTGTATTGGTACCTGTGTTTCTCTTTCCCGTCGTTGTAGATTATATCGCCACCATCCATCGACGCCATAAGTGAGTCCATAACCATGAGCAATTCGGTCGTGTTCTCCCCTCTAACAGAGATCAAGTATCGTATGCGCCTCAGTAGCATTAAGACGACTTCTTTCTGCACGTTATGATCAAATGCAGTCTGGTCAATTGGGCAATTGACACCCGAGAATGAGGCAAACCTTTCCCACATGTTGAAGACTTGTCGCTTCTTCAAAAACAAGGTGGATAGTGGGTTACCCCGCATCCATTCTCTCAACCAGACATCGACGAATCGCATCTTGAGTGTTGTGTTATAGTCTGAGGATATGATCAACCTGACTTTCGGGTAGAACTCAGTTTTTATGGAAACATTAGCCTTTTGCTTGGTATTTGAGAATAACCTTTCTAACTTTTGGTCCACTGTTAATGCAGCTGACTTGGCAAATTTATTATTTTCGGTCTTATATGCTTGTCCATCCACGGTAGCGTGTAGCCTTGGTCCATTTGGGTCGAAAGCGGATCCTGCAGTACCTGTGCTGACTAGATTGGTGCAGAAGTCCCTTGCCGCCGTTTCCATCACCAAAGTGTCCTTTTTCCACAACAATATGTGGTCGAACGCCCTCTCCATCATTGTCAGGAATCGTTCCTTGCTTCCATTATAATTTCCGACGAAATCGTTGTTAACCCAGGCGACTATCTTCTCACGCACAGCATCAGTGTCTTTGAAAGGAACCCAGCCATACAATGTGTCCAATCCCATCAAGAATTGGTAGTCTTGGACTCCTTGTGTGAATGCCCAGACCGCTAACTCGGACAGCTCAGCCTGGTCATAAACGCGTTCGCTGATTTGGTACTTTTTGATCAGATCTTCTTTCCCAGCAATTCGCAGTAATTTCGTATACATATGCCAGTTGGTCGATAGAACCGGGTTGTCATTAATGTACTCTATCCGATCGTTAAGGTAGCGAAACTTAGTCTTCAACCCTCGTTCCTTTGCAATGGCGTAGACCTCTTCACTGGATAAGAATGTCCGGATCACCTTCTTCTCTCTGAAATAAACAGGCCGTTCCAGCCTCTTCCTCTGCAATCTGGTAAAAAAGTTGCGTTGCTGATCTAGTGAATAATGCGGCTGGGCTTCCGCAAGCGTGGACAGGACACACAGGTAGTCAGTCCTGTCCATAATGTCAGGGGGTAGATAGACCATTACTTCGACTCGCCCTCGACGGATGTTACCGACGGTGAACCAGGGTTTAACTTTGTAATATCTATGTCCTTTGTGCTACGAAGCGGAGTTTTCTTCTCCATATCAGCCG